CCCTTAGATGGAGACTTACATGCTGGAATCCGTGAAGATCCAGCGGCGCCAATCCGAGATCCGCGAGGAGCTGTCCGGGCTGGCGTCGACGGAGCAACCGACTGACGACCAGGTGCAGCGCATGTCCGCGCTCGACACCGAATACCGCCAGAATGAAACGCGCCTGCGCGCGGCCCTGGTCGCGGAGGATACCGAGCGGCGCAACGCTGCCGGCGAGCTGGAAACCCGGCACGGTTCCGAGTGGAACGACCTGCTGTCGCAGTTCGAGGTGCGCCAGGCGGTGCTCGCCCTGGACGAAGGCAAGAGCCTGTCGGGTGCGACCGCCGAGGTGGTGCAGGAGCTGCGCAATCAAGGCGGCTTCCGCGGCGTGCCGGTGCCTTACGAGGTGTTCGAGACCCGCGCGGGCGAGACCACGGCCGGCGGCATCATGGACCCGCGGGAGACCCGGCCGATCATCGACCGTCTGTTCCCCGATTCCGTTGCCGGGCGCATGGGCGCGCAGATGGTCAACATCGGCGCCGGAGAGGTCGAGTACCCGGTCGTGACGTCGAGCGTGACCGCCGGCTGGGCGGCTTCCGAGACCGGCGACGTCGCCTCGCCCACGCAGTTCACCACGGCGGACCGCCCGCTCAAGCCCGATCAGACCTTGGGCGTCCAGATGCGCCTGACCCGCCGGGCGCAGAAGTCCGCTGCGGGCATTGAGCAGGCCATTCGCCGCGATATGCGCGGCGCGATTGCCGCTAAAATGGACGAAGCGGTGTTCCAGGGCAGCGGCTCGAGCGGCGAGCCCCTGGGCGTGGTCTCCGGTGCCAGCACCTACGGGATCACCAGCACCGCGATCGACGCGGCGGCGTCGTGGCCGGCGTTCCGCGCGGCGGTCGTGCGCTTCATGACCAACAACGCCGCGTCCAGCCCGCAGGCGGTGCGCACGCTGCTTAGGCCCGAAGTCTGGGCCGCGCTCGACGGCACGATCTTCGACACCGGCTCGGGTGTCACCGAATGGGACCGCCTGCAGGATAACGTCGGCGCCGTCGTGATGACGTCCAACGGCCTGGCCGCCCCCACGGGCAGCCCGACCGCCTCAAACGTTTTGCTAAGCACTTCCGTAGGTGGGCAGGCGCCGATTTACGTCGCCACCTGGGGCGCCGTGGATCTAATCCGCGATCCCTACAGCGACGCGGCTTCCGGCGGCGTGCGCCTGACGGGCCTGGTGACGATGGACGTCACTGTGAGCCGCACTGCGCAGCTTGAGGTCCTGACCGGCGTCGAGAGCTAAGCCGATGCTCACGGCGGCTGCACAAGGCGGGCTCGAGGTCCGCGGCGAGACTGACGGGACCGTCCGCCTTAGCGGGCGGTTCCCGTACAGCCAGGCGGCGCAGCTAGCGCCGGGGCGGTCGGAGGTGTTCGCGCCCGGCAGCCTCGAGCCCCGGCAGGACACCTACCTGCTAAGCCAGCACGAGTTCGCCCGCCCCTTGGCGTCGACGTCTGCCGGCACGTTGGAGGTTCGCCAGGAGCAGGACGCCCTGGCGTTCACCGCGATCTTAACCCCCGAGGTCGCGGGCACGTCGCACGGGCGGGACGCGGTTACGCTGATCCGCAGCGGCCTTGCGGTAGGGCTGAGTCCGGGCTTCCGCGTCCCGTCCGGCGGCGAGCGCGTCGAGCGGCGCGGTGACGAGCTGGTCCGCACCGTCACCCGTGCCGAGCTGCACGAGCTGTCGATCGTGACCCGCCCGGCGTTCGAGGCGGCGCAGGTGGAGGCGCGTTCGTGGGAGCCGAGCAAAACCGAGGGCGCCCGCATTTCTGCCCCGCCGCAGTGGAGGTGGCGATGACTGCCGAGACCCTGCAGGAAACCGAGGGCGAGCCGGCGAGCTATCCGGCGTTGCCGGGCACCTTCACCGTCACCCCAGCCGTTGTCTGGAAGCGCCTCGAGGGCTGGATCGCGCACCGCTGGGCCGAGCGCACCGTCGAATGGGTGGTTGCGGGTCCTGGCACGTGGAAACCGCGCCTGCAGCCCGCGACCGTCGACAGTGCGGAGGCGTGGGACGGCGATACGTGGGAGACCGTCACGCTCAAGCCCGGACCGCTCGGCTACGAGCTGGACGAGCGCACGTACAAGATCACCGCGACGGTCGGGAGCACCGACGCGCCGCCTGACGTGGTGATCGAGGCTGCCAAGCGCCTGGCGGAGTTCTTGGACGAAGCCGGCGCGGACCCGGCGAAGGGCGCTAGCAGCGTCCAGGACGGCGACTATTCGTTCACCCGCCCGTCCGGGTGGGCTGCCCGTGCGATCCACCTGTCAGGCGCAGGCGACCTGCTGCGCGCGTACCGATGAGCGCCGGCTACTACACCCGCACTTACGCCCATTGGCGAGAGACACAGACGCCAGATGGTGCGGGCGGCTTCACGACCGAATGGACGCAGATCGGCACGATTGAAGGACGGGCGTCGCCGCGCACGCAGTCGGAAGAAGCCATAGGCGCGCGCCTGCAGGGCAAGGTGACGTGGGTGTTCGCCACCACACCTGACGTGGACCTGCAGCTTGAGGATGAGATTCGCTTCGACGGTCGCGCGCTCCGGGTCCTGTCCTACGCCCCCACGTCGAGCGGCCGGCGCGTCCAGGCCGAGTGCGAGGAGATGCAGCCGTGAACCTGCTAAAGCTATTCCGCCGCAAGGCACCCGAGACCCGCGCGACCGCCTCGGGCTTTACTGCGCAGGTTATGGAGGCGCGGGAGTCCTACATCACCGGGCGCCGTGGCCTGGGCGAGCTGACCGCGACCGTGCAGGGCTGTGTGAGCCTCTGGGAAGGCGGTCTCGGGCAGGCGGACGTGCAGGGCACCGCATTGTTGAACGCCCGCACCCTGGCGATTGCAGCCCGCGCCCTCGCCCTGAGAGGCGAAGCGGTGTTCCTGATCCGCGACCGCCTGGTGCCTTGCTCCGACTGGACCGTCACCACGCGTGACGGCGTGCCCGTGGCGTACCAGGTGACGATCAGCGAAGCCGGCGGCGGGCGCAGCCTGACCGCGTTGGCGGCAGAGGTGCTTCACGTCACGATCGGCACCGATCCCGTGACGCCCTGGGCCGGGAGTTCGCCCCTGCACCGGGCGCAGCTATCCGCCGGGCTCTTGCACGCGGTCGAGGCGGCTCTGCAGGACGTCTACGAGAACGCCCCGCTTGGCAGCCTGGTGACGCCATATCCCGAGACCCCCGAGGTCTCCCGCGACGAGCTGGCGCGTTCCTTCAAGGGCAAGCGCGGGCGCGTCCTGCTGAGAGAGAGTACCACCGTCACGGCGGCGGGCGGTCCTGCGCCGCAGTCCGATTGGCGCCCTGAGAGCCTGTCGCCCGACCTGCAGCGCGCCATGACGAGCGAATCCCTGGACCGGGCGCGCTACGCGATCCTGCACGCCTTCGGGTGCTTGCCGGCGATGCTGGACCCGTCCGCGACCGGCACAACCGTAAGAGAAGCGCAACGCCACCTGGCGACCTGGATGCTGCAGCCGGTTGGCGAGCTGATCGCGCTCGAGGCCAGTGCGAAGCTTGAAGGGCAGATCACCCTCGACGTCCTGACACCGCTCCAAGCCTACGACGCGGGCGGACGTGCGCGGGCGTTCAAGGGCGTGATCGACGCGATGACCGCCGCCCGTGAAGGCGGGCTGTCTGACGAGGCGGTCGCCGCGGCTGCCAAGTTCTCCGGCACCCCAGAGGCGTAGTATGTCCGCTCGCCACCGCCATAAGCGGCGGGGCGACCGGGCAGCCCGTCACGAGCGGGTGCGCCAGGTGGCGGACGTCTTGAAGCAATATCGCGCTTCACCGTTCCAGTTCGAGGCACCGTGCCGATACGCGATACGGGCGCAGCTATGCCTTGAGGGCTGGCCCTACCACGCGGCGGACCACGAGGCGCACGACCTGGTGCAGGCCGCGTTGCACCTGATCGGCGCCCGGCGCCCGTCGTGGGAGCAAGGGCAGCCGGAGTGGGCGCAACAGGGCGTGCGGGCGGATGAGCCGTTGCATTGTAAGCGGTGCTCCAAGGT